CTGCCGGTCTAAACAGCGGACAGCGTTCAGCGTACCGGAAAAGTTATCCACAAATGGGTTTGTTTGGGTTCGTTTTGATTTTGCGATTTTTTGGTTTAGTCCTTTCTGTGTAATAAGTTATCAATTTTTGAATTGGGTTCGTTTTGTCATTTTTAAATTTGAGATGGATTCGGCACTTCGATGTTGCTCGGTTCGACAGGCTCGCCACAGGTGGGATGAACGGGGTTTAGGGGGATGTTGGGGGTTGTTGCGGCCGGGAGATTTTGCTGCGCAGGCTGCGGCGGGTTGGAATCCGGACATTCGCTCATTTTCTGGCGGATAAATTGGAGTTTTTGGAGTTCGAGTGTGGCTTTATAAAGGCTTCGTTCGATCCGGCGTTCGTAATGCAACAGGCGGGACATTTTGTTGCGTTCGGCCAGGTCATCCATTGCGGCACAGCTTAAGATGGCATCGGGCTGAATCATTGTCAGGTGCTGTTCGGCCATTTCATCCGGCGAAATCCGTATAGGCTGCGGGTCCGAGTCGAGATAATCTTTGAAGCTGTGCTTTGTCCTCCATTTCCTGCTCATCACATTGAACATGCCGGTCTCGATGCGTCCTGCGCGTTTAAGCCGCCAGGATAGAGCAATGATGCGTTCGGCCAGAAGGGTTTCCATGGGGCCGACGGGGGTGAGATATTTGAGCATGGCGTCGTGGAGTTGGTTGAAATCGACGAGGTTTTCGTCAACCATTACGGCCTGCCTTGCGAGATGGCCGTGGGCGAGGGAATTTTGAGCGGCGATGGCTTTGCCTTCGGGTGTACGCGGGCCGGTGGATTTTTGGGCGTTGCGGCGGTTGGCGGCGATTTGTTTTTCGGTTGTCATGTGCAAACTCCTTTCCTGGGGTTTTGAGCGGGTCTTGCGGTCATCTGCTGCGTTGTCGGTTTCGTCCAATCCTCGACGTACAATAGTACGCCTGTGGTCTGGCCGAAACCTTCCGCCCTGCATCTGAGCCACAATCGCGCGCTCAAATAGAATCCTGTTATTTTATCATTTTTACCGTATTTTATTCTATTTTTACAAACTCCTTTACCGGGGCAGAAAAACCGCTGTTAAACGCATGGCTATATGAGAATAGGTCCGCGAACGTGGGAATATCGGGGAACCGCCGCAAAATCGTGGGATTTAGGGGTAAAAATGGGGATTATTAAGGAAAAAGCGGGACATATCTTACAAATGTACAAGATGAGAATAATGGGGTTTTTCGGGGCGGCTGCGAAAGCTAAATGAGAATAATGGGGGTTTTGATGATTTATGCTTAAAGCCGCTTTAAAACTACCACTTACGGCGGTTTTTCGGGGGTTTTGGGGATATTTCAGCGGACATTTTTAGCGGACATGCGGACCTGTTTGCGGACCTGGTTTCCGGAGTGTAATTGTCCATCTATCGCTGTATGCGCAAAAAAACTCCGGCAGGATTTGGGTGATTTTTTGATCGCCGAAAAACAATCCTGTCAACTCGCTGCCTCCGCCGGTGAGCCGCGCCGGGACCTATTCGTCAATTTCTATGCAAAGAGCAGCCGCCTTGCGGCGGCGTTATTTTTTTTAACCACGGATTTACACTGATTATCACAGATTGCTTATTTTGTTTTTATAAATCCGCGTTCATCCGTGGTTACGTTTCAGTTTGGATATCCGTCCGTTCCGAAAAGTCCATCATCCACCGCGATGGCAGTCCAAGTTACATATTTTTTTGTCGTAAAATCAGCATTGCCAGTCTCTAAGTCAACCTTGTATCCCACAAACGGAAACACGCCGGACAAAGAAACATCCGCCCTGCCGGTGACCGCAGTATTCACAACTGTCTTTTGCGGCGTCGCTTCGACCAAACCAGATACAGGCGGATGGTCGCCAAACACCGGAACATCAATGTAATAGTTTCCATCCTCATCGGGCGTTCCAAGTTCCAATACAACCGCCGCTGTCTTGCCATTTATTCCAGCATAATAATTTGTGCCGCCCCATTCGACCCAACCCGCTGGATAATCGTCAGGAAAAACCCAAGGCGGTGGGCCATTATAGCCAAGACAATTAAAGTTTGGGATTTCCTGAATCTCGTCTAAATCCACTTCGAGATTACGACACAGGGCATAATCTGCGAGATCCGATACAGCCCACGGTTTGACTTTACAAAAAACGACGATTTGTTTTGTGTTTTCCGGGATTTGCGACGCGGCGATAACAAACCGAGCCTTCCACATTTGAAACCATGCTGCCCAACCTATATTATAATAGTCGGTCAATAACCCATAACTGCCAAGAAGCATTGCCTGCCCGCTCGGCACTGACCCCCAATTAGCTATCTCTATCGCCGCCTCCGCCTGTGCCACGGCATAAGCATACGCCGCCGTATCCGACGTTTTATAAGTATCGGTCTGACCCCCTGCCGTTTTATTTTGCAGGGTGGGGTAGATTTCCTTACACGAATACCCCGCTCCTTCTAACACATTCCACATGTCATTGAGCATATTGCGAACCTGCTCAAAACGGCTCGTTCCGCCATTGGTCAATACGGGGTCGTGGCGTTGTTTAATCGCTATCTTTTCCTGCTCCGTCAATTCAACATCGTCCTCGTTTTGTGGTATTTCATCGGACGGAACGAAACTGCCGATGAATGGAATTTTGCTTGTCGCACCCTGATAATTAGTATAATCAAATGCTGGCGGGGTATGATTGCCCGGCAGCATCACATAATTGCTTTTGGGCCGTCCAAACGTATATCGCCACGTCCGGCGATAAGTGCCGTGAGACAATGGATGCGCAGCTTCTATTTCTTCTTCTGCCATAGGTGGATAGGTTTGGCGAAGTTCCTCACGTCTCAACAATAGATTCTGCGGCTGAAAAGAATGGGTTGACGAAAAGTACCAGTCGTAAAGACCGAGATTCCTTAACGCACACTCGAAGGCAGAACGATTGCATCCATTCAACTCATCTTCCAATGCCGCATACGTCGGCTCGCTAGCCCGTAAATCATGGCCATAATCAATCCGAGACCAGCCGTTTGCATAACTTGGAGTTTCCTGCCTATAATCACCGCCTGCCTTGAACCAAATTTCTTCATCAATCCGCTTGTAAGTGTAATAGCCGGGAATATAAGTTTCGCCGTCATAATATCCGCCGGGATTGTTTCCGGATTCCGTCACCCACCAATAATTGTAGTAATTCCAGTTCGCAATGAAGGTCGCATCCACTGATCTACAAAATGCACCAGTTGAAATAACCTGCTCCACATGATTCTGATAGGATTCTTTCAGCTTCGGGTCTGCACAATGCTGGTCGTCTCCCGGATTTGCATTGGGTTCGCCAAACGCATCCTGAAAAGGGTCTCCGTCACTCTGAGTAATGCCATCCTGCCAGCCGAGCATATTGACGGAATCAGCCCCTGTGTCAACAAACGGCACTTTACGATAGTAATACACGCCGCCAGAATTATAACATTCAATGTCGAAATTAGGCCCAAGATATTCAGTGTCTGTCAAATCTTTTGCGGTCAATTCCCTCTTTAGCCGACTGATGATAACGCGTCCCGTGTTCGTGTATTTGATATTTTTTCGTTGATATTCACTGCCAACCTGAATGGGCAGATACATATAACCCCACGCCCTTGACAAAAACGCACGCCCTGAACCCGACGTATAAGTTTTGACAAGCCGCCGACCAGACCATCGGTCGAAATCGTGATAGCGATTGATGTCCACCGCAACACACCAATACGTGGAGTTTAATGAGCCGTCTGAAAACCGAGGCGGATTTGCTCTCAGGTTGGCCATATTTGAGAAGCCAGTTTCAGTATAGCAGCTATATAAATCGGCGGTCTCATTCGCTGAACTGCGAAACACGACATTAAGCAATAAATTAGACCACTTGGAGTCGTTGAAATCCAGCGTATTGCCGGTCACGAAATCCAAATCTGTAAAATTCGCATTAACCCACGCCTCCCAAGTCGAGTTTGTCAGGGGGGCACTGTAATTATAAGGGCATTTCCCGGCAGTAACAAATCGCCGCAGATAAATATACTTTCGCAAGTCCTCATAATGACTGGCTTGTATTTCCGTCCTCGCTGGAATCGGCCAAGTATTTGTTTGCCAACTGTAGCTCATCTTTTATCCCGCATAAACCGCCCCCGCACGGGCAAGCCCGTCGGCTCCGGTGTCAAACGTAGCAAGTGAATTTGTCGCTCCAATATAAGTCATTCCCGGCAGATAATAATAATCTGTACCAGAGATTGTTTGTTTTTTGAGTTCTACGATGGCACCGACTAAATACCTCGGCATATACTTTCGCATGTCCGGGCAAGCGGTGCCGATATGTCCCAAGGGGAGCGGCGATATCTCCGGCAAAATCTCCCACCAGCCTGTTTCGGTCAGGGCATGGCCTGTATTGGCGTCCTGTTTTGATTTGTACGCCCGGCCGCTGGTCGAGTCTTTAGCCTTGGCGTCCTTGGCATAAATTGTTCCGCTTACCCAGTTGGCAATGGCATCGCTTGTCAGCCGCATAATGTAGGCCGAGACGCCCGTTGTCGGCGGTGTGGCCTCTGCGTCGGCGTTAAGCAGGTTAACGATAACTTCCGCCCAGATCGTCGCGGAGCCGCCGCCGCCGTGATGGCCGATGGTTTTGCCGGGGATATAAACCGCCGGGTCGTTTGCGCGATTGCGTTCCATATTTAAAGTATCCGTATTGCCGTTATTTCGATTTTCATTTCCAGCCGGGCCGCCAGGTAGCCAAGATCGGCGACCGTCGCCGGGACAAGGTCGCTGGCGTTCCACTGCGTCAGCGCCGCCGGCTTCAATAAAAACGCCGGGCAGGCATCGCCGAGGGCGGATTTCGTGACGCCTTTTTCGAGCATCCGCTCTTCGACCGCCCGCCGCAAGTCGGCCAGCGTGTCAAAACTCAATACCGCTAAAAATCCTTCGCTCATTCCAATCTTCTTTTCATCGCCCGATTAAAAATATCCTTGTTATTTTCCGAAGCGGGGACGCTTCGGCTACGTTACCAGCACGCCGCAGGGTTCAGGTTAAACAGACGGCCCTGCCCGGCTGGAACTTCCGCCGCCTTTTTTCGCTTTGCCGCCTCGCCGATCATCCGCTTGCCGTCAATCATCTTCTTTTCGCAAAATTCATTCCACATCGCCGCATCCGCCGTCAGCCAGTAGCCGTCGTAAAAATTAGCGACAATCCAATGGCCGCCATTCCGCAGCTCCGCGATAATCTCGCGGACGCGGCGGCGCTGCGTCTCATGGCCGCCTTCTATCCCCAGGCGGGACGCCATCTCGGCCGCCGGAAGCGGCTTAGACGCATCCTTCAGAAGCGTTAAGGCGTTGGCTAATTTTTCGTTTTCAATGACGGGTTTCATGAAATTCGTTCGATATTCGTATTTCGCTCACTTACGCGGATAAACTTTTCGATCATATTAAGATACCGCTCTGGAATTTCCGGGTGGTTGTCCAAGAACTTTAACGAGTTTTTGACCGCCGCCGCCTTGCCTTTGTCGGACATACGATATCGGCGGCCATACTCCCGGTATTTCTCCGGGTTATTTGCTCTCGCTGTTTTATGTCGCTGCTTTTCCTGTTCATGGTGTTTTACCCGGTATCGTTTATTTTGCTCTCTTTTATGGACAATCCATCTGTCATATCGGACAAAATAGTCCTGCCACAGTTTTAAGTATTCGTTGAAATTCGGCGGTTTTTTCGGCCTACTCATATCGTTTCAGATTTTTCTGTTTGTTTTCAGGTCGCCCGGCATAGGATAGCCGGGCTTTTGGGTGGGCACACAATGTAGCACACGATAACCCTAAATTATTGCGCGTCCGTTCTATCAAAACGCCATAGTCCCAACACTTGCCTTTATACTTTTTCCGCCTACTACATTTCGGCGTGATTTTTTGGATTATCGATTTTAGTAATCGACCGCGGCCGGCTGGTCGGGCTCGGCGAAAAAAGTGTCCTTGCTTTCGCGTTTGCAGCCGACGGCGACGAGCTGCTCATCCGTGAGCAGCTTGCCCATCGCCTCTTTGTCCGCTTCTTCCCTGACGCGGATGTAAGGTTCGGCCTTTTTGCCGAATACCTTTTTGAGCCGGTCCACGGCGTCCCGGCAGACCTTGATCGCCGAACTCGCACGCCAGCCGACCGTGCCGAACTGCAACTGGCGGCTGCGGGCCTTGCCGAAATCATCCTGATGATTGGCGCAGAACGCCTGCAGGCTGTCGATGTGCAGCTTGATGTCGGCGGTAAGCGTTTCCGTTGCGTCCTTCAGTTCAGACTTGATGTCGCTGATCTGACCGGCGGCGTCCGACTCGGCCTGTTGGATTTGCAGTTGCAATTCGCCGATACGCTTGAGGTGCTCATCCGCTTCCGGCCAGCCGGATATCGGATAAAGCACGACGTTAGATCGGACACGTGTTGACGGCTTCTTTGCCATGTTCCTTGACCTCCGTGTAAGTGGTTTTAATATCAGTGCAATTTTTATATTTAACGCCGTCGCGGCGCTGAAGCATCGCTTTGAGCGACGAGATAATCGTCCACGCCTCATCGAGCGTGAGCTGCTCTTTGGCGTCAACCCGTCCGCAGGTCATGCGGCTGATGAATTTCGCCATAGATATGTCGCCGCCTTGAAATCCAAGGTCGCCGGACAGATGGCCGATAGCCTCCAACTGCGCCCAGCTTGCCATGCGGCCGTCGGCGCTGGCGGCGGCGCGAGAGCGGAAATAAGTCTCCGGCTTGCCCGGATAACGCCAGCCCAACGCCTCACAGATGGCGAGAAAGTCGTCTATCTGCGCGTTAGTCATATCCTTGCTGCTCTTGACGCGGTATTGCGCAAGAACCATCCGGTAGCGGCCATCCTGCTTGCCATTGCGCAACCCGGCCGCCCTGGCGGCGGTTTGAATGAGTTTTATCTGGTCGTTATTTGGCATTTAAATCGCTCTTTGAAACCACAGATTTTCACTGATTTTCGCAGATATTTTTTTCCATTAAAGCGCCTCACTCACCATAGTTACCTTCTTATTTTAGAATACACAAAACACAGGGTATTAAATCCCCCGACCTTGCTGGATTGGGCGTACCGTCCTCCATCGCCCGAAAACGGGGCTTTCCGAAAAATTCAATTTTCGCTTTCGCGTCCATTAAAACTGATATTCCTCGATTTTGATAAAGGGGCAAAATTATCACCGACATGTTGCCCTTTTGCTGTTCAGATATTGCTTTACGTATCCACTGCATTACTCCGCCTGTAAATGGCGGATTAACCCAATTCTTTTTGCCCCATTGTACCGCCAATCCGTCGAAATTATCCGGTCGCGGAAAAGGACAGGGGTCGAAATCAAAGTGGAAACGTCTTTTTAATGACACCATCAAATCCGGCGGCGTAACCCAATAATGTTTTTTAGCTGAATTATTCATTGCCATTGTTTTTTTGATTTCATTTTCCATCTCCGAACTGATGCTCGACGACGACCAGCGAATCCTTCATCGGCATATTGTTTCTAATGTGTTCGGCGGTCGCCTTGTCGCCCGTCCGGATCGCATGGTCGATATTGTCGGTAAAATACCAGCACTCCCGATCCCGCTGGACACTTGTCCCGCTGAAATACGTCGCGGTCGCCTGGTTCTTAAACTTAATCAGGTACAAAAGCATCTTCCAAAATCCTCAATAATCAATTACTCATTAATCATTAATCAATCCGAAGCACGGAGGCTTCGGCTACGTTTTTTCTTCCGTGACCTTCAGCGCGTCCGTCGCTTGCATCTCGTCAATTTTTGCCTGTGCGGCGGCTTCGGACGCGAAGCGCGAGGCCATATTGATGTCGCCGCAGAAATTCGCCATGCCGCCGGCCATCGTGCCCGACCCCATGTAATACAGGGGCGTCCCGGACTTTTTCATCTCAATTAAGAATTTCATTTTTCAGTCCTTAAAAAGACCGAAGCACGGAGGCTTCGGCTACGCTACGCTGTTTTCGCTTTCTGCTCCGATTCCGCCGGACGCTCGGTATCCACCAGGAACGGCAGCCGATCCTCAATGGGCAGGCCGAGCTTATAGATCGTCTGGATGATATTGTCCTCGGTGATAATCCCTTCATTGACAATTCGGGACATCTTGTGCATCGCGGCGATCACCACGCTGCACGTCCGCAGCCTGCCCGTTCGCGGGGTCATGCAGATTTGACGCAGCTTCTTGACCGCCTCTTTCGTCAGCGTGATGCCGCCGTACTCGTAAAGCCGCTTGATATCGTCGGCGGTATAAAGCCCGCCGCCGCCGGGATTGGCGGCCAGCTTGTCGAGATTGAGCTTGCCGAGGATGCGGGAATTGAACTGGTCCAGACATTCATTACCCCGCCGCTCCGTGCTCTGCACCAGCGTGCTTTCGAGGTGGGCATTGCCCGCCAATACCAGAGGACACTTGCAGCGGACGCTGATAATCTGCCGAAGCTGATTGAGCTTGTGGGCGTTAAGGCCGCTGGCCTCATCCAGGATAAAGACCATATCGCGGCCGCTGTATCGTGCCACGATTCGCTGCGTCAGGGCCTTGAGGCCGCCGGTCGAATCGATACGCAGTGCGGATGCGATCTCGGCGAACATCGCCGCCGACGTCATCGTGTCATCCAACTCCACATAGACGGAGCTGTTAAAATTGACCTTGGCGTATTGTTTGAGGCAGACGCTTTTGCCGTGGCCGGCGTCGCCGATGATGACGCCAATCCGGGCCTCGGTCTCGTCGCTGAATATCTGCGTCTGCTTGATGATCATAAAAATCATCTTGGCGACGGTCGTATCGACGTAGCCTTTACCCCGTTCGACCCGCGACTTGCGGTCGAAGGTATCCATGAAACTCGTCAGCTTCTGAATGACGAGCTTCGTATCGCCGGGATATTTGCCCCGCACGATCTGCGATATGACCGCCGTGCTGACGCCGGTCTTTTCGGCGACGGCCGTCTGCGGCAGCTTGCGTTCGGCCATCCACTCGCGCAGCGCATCGCCAAATATCCGGGCTTGTGCTTCCGTCACTTGTTCGTTTAATTCGGGCATCCGCACCTCGCCAAAAAATGCGTCGTGCTCCAACGCTTTTAAGATATCCTGTCCATCCGTGGGCCGGTCTGATTTTTCATAGATCGATCCCATTATTAAACAGCCTTACATTATTTCGCGGTTTAACGTCATCCAATAAATCCATTTCCATCGGCTCATAATCCGTCCTGCCCGGCACAGCCAGGTCCATATCCAATTCCGGCAGCCGCGTCATCGATTCAGCGCCGGCGGCCTTGCGGCAGGCCTGCCGATTGCGCTGACGCAGATATTCCTTGGCCTGGCCATCGAGCGGGGTGCGGACGGGCTTAATGTTGGCGGTCGAAATCGGCTCGCTTGCGCTTGGGGCTATTGTATTTTCCGCCATGGCCGAAAGCGTTAAATCGGTCAGGCTCATCGCGGCCACACGGGCGGCCGGGCGGGCCTGCCGGACGAGACGGACACAACGGCTCTTATTAGCCGTCGCCTCACGCATGGCCTCTTCATTGATCTGGCCATAAGGCATCAGCGTCGCCTGCTCAGCAATCGTGATCAGCTTGTACGTCGCGGCATCGTGGACGCTGACCGTGCGGATGTCATCGGGATTGTACGCCACGCGGACCTTGCAGCCGAAATGCTGATGCAAGACCTGACTGTACTGGCCGTACCAGAAGCCTTTGAATTTGACGCCGTTCTTGCCGACGGTCAGCGGCGACGACCAGACACGCATGAGCATATCCAAAAGCTGCGCATCAATCATGCGGCGGCTGGTACGCTGGTTAAAGACCACATCCGGCGACAGGCCGTTCATCCCGTCGCCGGTGTGGGGGCTGCTGTTGTAAATTGTTATATATTGGTCAACCGCCGCCGTGAATGTCTCCAGTGTGAACGCCTCGGCTTTGGCCTTGTCGGTTTTGAGATACTCCGCCAGCGCTTCGGGCCGACGGGCGGTATCCTTGCCGCAATAGGTCTGAACGGTCTTGGTGAACTGGCAATCGAGCGTGTCAAACCATCGCTCAATTTTCTTGGATTGCGGATGATACGGAATCGCAAACGATACGCCGATATTCATCATGGCGTACAGGCCGGTGAGGGTCTGGCACTCATCGCCGGAAAGACTCCCCTTGCGAGATCGGCTCGCTTGCGCTTGCCGCTGCGGTTTGGTCTGGCCGGTGAAGAGCTGGCTGTCATAATCCTTGCCGTTGTCTATCTTGACGGACTGGGGCGGGCCGAATTCATCGACGCCCCGCCGCATGGCAAGCAATATCGTCGTTGAGTTGGGCGCAACTGAAATGTGCCGGCCGACAATCTTTCGGCTGCGGTAATCTTCCCACGCGGTGATCCACGGGCGAATCCACTCGCCCCGATGCCAAATCCAGCAGTCGAACTGATGATGGTCGCCGACCCAGACATCGCCCGGCTCGACGCTGGTCTGGTCGATAATAATGTGCGGGGCGCATTTGGCGTCATAGGCCGCCTGCCCCTCGCGGTGCAAAATCCGTACCGGCTCTGAAATGCGGGTGTCGATGTAGTTCTGTATCGTCCGCAGCGTCGGCAGTCGCCAGTTCAGATCGTGCCGCTGCGAATAAAACTGCGTATTGATATAACAAGTCTTGGCCGACGGCCTGCGCGGGTCCAGATACAGCGAGCAGAAGAAATCCCACGCCGCCTGTGTCATTGCAAATTCACCGTCGTCGGATTTGCCTCGCCGATCCACCAGGCCGGATAAGCCGTCCTTTTTCCACGCGGCGATCCATCGGTACAGCGTCTGCCACGCGATATGCTGCATCAACGCAAAAAACCTGACAGCATCGACCCGGTCGATATCCGTCGCCGTGTCGGCAAAACGGACGGCATCGGTGACGATTGCCAGGCGACGCAGGGCCTCCTCTCGCTTGGCTTCGGGAATATCGGCGGAATCGAAACTGTCCGGCGCTGCGGCCGGATGAAATTTCGCATGCGCGGTCGTGGGGATAAGCCAGGCGCCGGTGACAAAGGACGCCCCGGCCAGCTTGCCCCTGACACACATCCGGCGTGCGTGGCGTTCGGTGACGCCAAGCAGCCTGCTTGCCTCGGTAATAGTCAGCATCGCGTTCATTGTTTTTTGAGAATGGACCCTATAATTGCCTGAATTTTTTGGCCGGCCTCGCCCAGCGCATCCAAAAATTCCTTGACCTGTGCATCAGAAATCTCGTTTCTATAATCCCCGCCCGGCCCCGTCGAGATGACCGGATTTTTTTGGGCGGCAATCGGCCTCGCATCGCAGACCTGCGTATAGCAGCCCTTGATGATATACAGAGGTTCGAGACGCCCGTATTTTTCGATGACCCACTTTGCAAGCTGCGAATCAAGGAACTGGATGACGACGTGTCCGCCGCATGGTTCGCACCACGTGGTATAGGCCCGCCTTAGAATGCCGAGGGTATCCATCTGCGGCGGGTCGATAACCGCCGGCTTGATGGATTTGAAGCATACCGGACAGACAAACTCCGCCAGTCCCTGCGTCTGATTTGTATTATTTAGAGCAACCATTTTTTATCCTCGGCCGCAGCACTGCCCATCCATAGACAAAGCCGCCAGCCCTAAATTTCCGTCATCCGTAATATTTTTCATTTTATTTTTGCCACAGAGGGCACAGAGATCACAGAGTTTTAAATATTCATTATTCAATAATCAATTCACTTCGCCTTTGCCTGCCTGATTTTTGCGCCGAGCAGAGTCGCGAATATCGACTGCATGAATCCGCCGTGGTCGGGCTTTTTATTTTTCAGCGCCCGCGAGCGGTTGATCTGATTCATCCAGCCCTTCATCCTGCCGACCGGCTTTCGTTTGCCACGCGCCCGCTCCGCGTGCCTAACTAAACTTCGCATCGTGCTCATTCGTTACTCCTCAATTAAAATCCCGTCGCTTGCGCTTCAGGCTGCTGTCGTATTGCTACTTCAATTTTCCTGACACCCCAGGCGCGGGCCTGCGCGTGTGACTCAAAGTACACATCGAGGCGGTCGGCAGTGATGGCTTTGCCGCGATCCTTGACCTCGACGGCCTCGCCGCCGTTATAGCCGGGGATTGCTATTCGCGTTCCGAAGGGGATCGCACTATCCGCCGCGATGAGTTTGTCGCCGGGCTGGATTTTATATCCGCTGGCCGTGATGCCGACGGCTCGCTTTCCGCAGCACTTCGGACATGAACAGTACGCCGTCACCCGCATAACTTTTGCCACAGAGGGCACAGGGGGCACAGAGGGTTCAAAAGACGCGGCCGGAGAGAGACCCGGCCGCGCTGCAGTGGAAGGACTTCTGGGCGACTCGTTTCCAGCCACGGATAATTGATTTTCAATGGACCCCCCGATCAACGAATTCGAGGGCAAGGATTGACGATTGACGATTGGCGTCCCGGCAAAAGCAGGATTACAGCCGTCAAGATTACTGACGAAAATGCCGAGGATGGAAATTACAAAGAGAATCAAAAAAATGCGGACGGCGGAGTCGGCTCGGCCGCCCGCATCGGAGGAGGGTGATGAAAACAAATTTGAAACCACAGATTTCACCGATAACACCTTTTTTTTAACCACAGATTTTCACTGATTTTCGCGGATTTTATTGCCATGTTAAAAGTCCTTTGGCCGCCGTTTGACAATTTGTTTAGGTTTTGTTACAATACCAATATGGACAATTTCCCGTATTATGCCGATTTTCTATTACGGCTTAAAAACCACTTATTCCCGCCCCTGACTTACAAGGGCGTGGATTTTTATCGCTGGTACTGGGATACCCGTAAGCAGCGACGTTACGAGCCATCGGATTGCGTTGATCTCGCAAATGAGCTGGCATCTCTTCCGCCAGCATCCAGTCCGCTCGATGCTCTGGCCGAATGGCTCCAACACCTGCCCATATCAGACGCCAGTGCCGTACTGGATGCCATTGAAAGGCGCACATTACAGGCACAGCAAAGGCCGCTTTCATTCCCAGACGGCTTAACCGCGGGAGCGATTGAGGCCGTTCGTCAGTCTTTGTCAGCACTGGCTGATGAGATGCAAAAGACCGATAAAAAAACCTAACCTCAAGCCACACAACCGCCGCCAGAATCAGCCGACTTCGATAAACAATCCGCAGTAATTTTTCTTTTGTCATGCTCATTTTAAAGCCGTCTTGTCTTCATGGCACATCTGATTAATTTTATCGATCAACTGCTCTCTTTCTTTTGCACCGAGCAAATCCAACAGGGAAAGTCCGGCACAGACCGAAACCGTTACGCCGTACCGAGACACCATCCGGTTATAAACATCTTTCAGCGATGCCGTCACTTGAATCGTAGTTTTATAGAAGTAAGTTTTTCTTGCTGCCTTGTTCACTTTTTCTCCGTTTCAAAACAATCCGAAGCGGGGACGCTTCGGCTACGTTACGTTATAAAAGCTCCGGCGGCGGGTTCTAACCGCCGCCGGCATTTCATCAGGCGGTCATCGCCGCCTGGTTAGACACGGATTTCTCTTGACTTTGCGGATTCGCCGGATATACTGGTTCGCTATGTTTTCCCGCAGTTCCGCCATCGGCGGCCATGAGGGCCTTCAAATCAATATTGGCAATCCGAGCCAGTTCCACAAGCCCAAGATTCAAGGCCTCACGCGCTGTCGCCTGCGGACAGACCTTGATTTTCTTTGCGACGACATTCAGCATCGCCAAGACCTGCTTATCGAAAGAATTGCCGGCAGAGATTCGGAGGTTCTGTGTTGGCCTCCAGTACCGATTGACATTTGTTCTTTTGATGTTCATGCGAGCCACCATACACAGGTACATCGGCACTTGTCAAGCGTAAAATTTATTACAAATTGATAATATATACAAGTTATGGCGTACAATATATCCTTATGTGCCTGTAAATAAAAGACTTGCTTACGTGTCAAATGGGTGTAAAATAATTTTTTATGGCTCACAAAAAGTACTCAATTACATTTACAGAGACAACGCACAGGCTGGTATGTTCGCTTGAAAAATATGGGCATAACGTCCGCGATATCATCAATGCCGGAATTGTGCTGTTTGACGAATCCGACAATCCTACGCGGGCAAAGGCTCACATGCGGGCCTACAGCAATATGCCCGAAGAGGTCAAGGAGCTGGAGAGGCGTCTGGCCGTTGCCAAAGAGCAGGAAACGAATCTTGCGATTGGCCCGGCACATGATAAAATACAGGCTGAATGGAGCGATAAAGAGAGGATTAAGGCCAGAAAAAAGATCGTTTAACCCATGCTTACCCAGTGCCCAAAGTGCCAAAAGACGCAGGAAATACCGGACCACTACAAAGGGCAGCTTATTAAATGTCTGCACTGCAAGGCCCAGTTTGCGGCCGCCGATTTCGAGATGGTTCCTGACATTCAGGGTCTGCCCCGGAAAAAAACAAAGGCGGAATTATTCGAGAAGCTACTGGGTGCTTTTTTCCTCGCAATCGGAGGCCTTGGCGTCGCAATTTTAACGGCCATCTTATGGCTCAGCATTATCGGCTGCGGGATTAACGGGATCATAGAGAGCCAGCCAAACACCTATTTGCTGGCCGTCTGTGCAATCTGCCTGCTGATAATCGCGTCCAAAAAATAACCCGCATTTTCAATCTATAGACTATAGACTATAGTAAAAAAATATTAAAATTACAACTCCTTGAGATTAAACGACTTACGGCGGCATTGAAAATTTTTTTCGGAATTTCCCTTGACGGACAGTGCGATATGTCGTAGTATTAACCATAGATTAAGTCAGGCCGATGCCTGACACCAAAAGCTAAAGGAAATGAAAAATGGCCACGAAAATTAAAATCGAAATTTGCACGAACAGAATTTACTTCGAATCTTTTGAAACGCCGTGTGGACGGCTAGAAAAGGCAGAACTTGAAACTGCGTGGGAATCTGCGATTTATGACACAATCGAGGCGGCTGGATTTGAAGCGAAAACAACCATCGGCGGCGGTTTTGACCCGGCGAGAGATTATGGAATCGCAGTAAATGGCGTTTTCTGTGCCTGGTTGAAGTTGGCATTTACGCCAGATTTGAAGAAAGAAATAAAGAAAATCGCCGAAACAATAACTGATGATTGCAGCGGTGATGATTGTGATTGCCTTGAACGCGCAGAGGAATTTGTGGCTGGCGTTTTGCCCTCCATTTTGCGAGACGCCCGCCGGGTGGCGGAGGCAGCCTTGGAGGCCGGTGAAGCAGCGGCGCAAAAACTGAGCGATGAATTCGTAAAATCAAGCGAAGAAACGAATTAGTCTTTAGCTCTCCCCCGGCAGCGGTTGGGTCGGGGGAGTTTTTGGAATCCGTGAAAATCCGTGTTAATCCGTGGGTAAAAAGGAGTTTTATGGCTAAAAAATTCAATCTACGTTCGGCCGTGCTGGCCGAGTTGAAACGCCAAAAAAAGAGCCGGTACTGGCTTGTGCAGCAATTGGCCGGGGAAATCCCCGCCACCACGATCTACGAGTGGCTGGCGGGCAAGCATGATATTCCGGTAGATAAAGCAATGAAAATCCTTAACGTTTTAACGGCACTTGTGATCCGTTTGGACATGTCTAAAGCGGTAACGGGTTCTTCGATATAAAAATAATTTCAAAATTTGTATTGAAATTTTCCCATACCTGCCGATAATGCTTCCTATCAGTCTCTTGTCTATGGTCTATAGTCTATAGACTTTTGGCTGATGCCGTGAGTTCTACACGGCGCAGCAAGATTTTGTTCATCAGACGGTCATCGACGCGCATTTGGTGCGCGAACGGTGGCCGTTTTTTTATATCCACCCCGTCTGGTTTAGTCAAGAAAAAAAACCAGAACGGGTTCAAGGATGGACGTAAAAATTCGCAGCTTTAACGCCTACCGCGCCAAGCGGTTCGGGTACGTCATCACCCCCGGCGACGCCCTGATTATGATGCGGTCAGCGCTGCATACGCATACCGAACTGCAATTTTCCAGCCGCTTCGACAATATCTCATTTTCAGCCACACTCGCCGACGGCGCAAACGGCTGCCGATTCAAAGACATCACCTACTCACACCCGGAATACTGGGACACGGTCATCGTCCCGATGACCGACGCCGAGGAAGATAGAGTTTACGCCGAGGCCAAGCGCATCGAAGGCCAGCCCTATGACGACATAGGCCTTGCCTCGTTTGTCAGCCGGGCCAATATCATCACGCCGCGACCCGGATACTGGTGGTGCACACGAGCTGTGGCCTACCTCGTTAAATTGATTTACCCCGTCCTGCCGTTGGTCCCGGAAGAAACGCATCCGACGTGGGGCGATACGATATGCCGATGGTATTTTTCGGGAATTAACCACGGATTAACACAGATCAACACAGAGAAAAAAATATTTACCACGAAGGACACGAAGATCACGAAAAAAAATATCAGTGAAAATCAGCGTAAATCAGTGGTTAAGAAAGGAAACTTAAAATGCCTCAATGGCTGATTTATCTGCGGATAGGACTGGCGGTCGTAGCGGTCATCCGCCAGTTGAAATCCGGCAAAGACATCGACGCCGCAAAGGTACTGTCGGCTATCGAGCCGGCGTTTCCCGCGAAGTTCAAAAGCAACCTGACGCTGCTGACGGCAGACGACATCAAGGGCATTCAGGAAGCGTTCCTGACGCTGGGAAATCTTGTCGCGGAGAAAGATACGGTATTCGACGATTTCGGAAATCTCAACTCGAATAAACTCAACATGAATTAGAAGGGGTCGCTATGGTCGCTGAAACGAAATTAACTGAAGTCTGGCCGATGATCGCCACGGGGGCATCCATCCTGGCGACCATCATCTGGACGCTGGCGCTGTTTATCATGAGCGATTTTCGCACGACGCTCAAAAAACACGGCAGCGATATCGAGGACATCAAAGACCGGCTTTCAATCTGCCGCCGCGAATGCGACGACGAACACGTGAGCAAAGACGACTATCTGCGCGAGGCGGGGTATAACCGCCGCTTTCAGGAACGGCAAATCTCGGATATGGCCGAGATCAAAACACTCGTCAAGACGATGCCGGAACTGACCGGACAAATCGTCCGCGCCGTGATGGCCGAAATGAAACGAGGTGAACAATGACAATCCAACCCAACGAATCAGCCGAATCCGTCGCCATCCGCACGCAGCGGAGAATCCTGATGCAGCGGCTCAACGCGGCTTTTCCGGCGCGGATGTTCGTCAAGACGCTGTGGCAGCACGCGGTTTATGTCGAACCGACCTACGAAAAATCCATGTTCGTGAAGGATGTTTTTTATCTGCAGAAAAAAGGCTACATCGAAATCCATACGAACTGCCTGAACGAAGGCTGCGATCTGCTCGACCGCTTTATCATGCTGACGGCCGAGGGCAAAGAGATCGCCGAACAGACAATGACCGACCCGGCAATGAAAATTTAATCAGACTATAGACTATAGACCATAGACTATTGACTAATTTATGACAAGACGAACGCACAGCACAATCGATACTCTGCCCGCCGAACTGCGTGATGTCATCACGCGGATGGTGGTCGATGCCGACTGGCCGAAGGACTTCCCCTGGGAAAAATCCGATATTCCCTCGGAACTGTACGGCAAGTCAAAGCCGCGATATCTGGATATCGTGCTGTACTGCCTATTCAAAGGCAGCCCCGTCAGTCCATCTTCTCTGGGCCGGTGGGCCAAGGGCCTGCAGGCGTTCGAGCGGATGCGAACGGCGGCGGGGCTGGCCAAACAAATCATGGCTGACGTCAAAGACGAGAATGCCTCAGCCGCCCAAAAGGCGGCGGCGGAGATCATCACGGCGCAGATTATTGACCTGGCAAGCCGCGAGGATTTGAAGCCCAAGGATATCTCGATGATCTCCGGCGCGGTGCGTGATTGTAATCAGGTCGCCATGCAGGCGGACAAGTACCAGCGCGAACAAATTAAAGCCAAGGCGGAAGCGACCGTTAAAACAGTGACCGAGATGGCGAAAAAGAAACAGATCGACCCGGCGGTGCTGCAAAACATCGTCGAACAAATTTATGGAATCGTGAAATGAACGCGGCCCTGAAACTTTATGACTATCAGCAGCGATGGGTGACGGATGACAGCCGCCTCAAAATCGGTCTGTGGTCACGGCAATCGGGCAAATCGTTCTCGCTGGCGTTAGAGGCGGTACTCGACGCGGTAAAGACGGGCACTAACTGGGTATTGCTTAGCGCGGGCGAACGGCAAAGCAAGGAACTGATGGAAAAAGCCAAGATGCACACCGAGGCGATGAGCCTGGCGGCATCCAATCTCGAAGAGGATTTCTTTGAGGATACGCACACCAAGCAGCTCATGATCGTGCTGCCGAATCGCGCCCGGATTATCGGCCTGCCCGCCAACCCGGACACCGCTCGCGGATTTACGGCCAATGTGGCCCTGGACGAGTTCGCGTTCCACAAAGACAGCTATAAAATCTGGGCGGCTCTTTATCCGACCATTACGCGGGGCCTAAAACTTCGCATCGCCACAACGCCGCAGGGCAAGAGCAATCAGACGTATAAGGTCTGGACCGCTGAAAATGGATACGCCAAACACTTTGTTGATATTTATACGGCGGTCAAGGAAGGGCTGCCGGTCAACATCGACGAGCTGCGTAAAGGCCTCGACGATGAAGAGGCCTGGGCGCAGGAATATGAGTGTAAATTCCTCGACGAGGCGACGGCCTTCCTGACCTATGACCTGATCGCCGCCTGCGAATCCGAGATGGCGTCACTGATAATGCCGGAAACACTCGGTGAATCGTACTATGTCGGCATCGACATCGGCCGCAAACGCGACCTGACGGTCATCTGGGTCGCCGAACAGGTCGGCGACGTATTTATCACCCGCGCGGTAATAGAATTGGAACGGACACCGTTTCCGCAGCAGCGGGAGATGATGACACAATTGTTTAGCCGAATACACCCTCGCCGGGTATGCGTGGATTATACCGGGATGGGCGGCCCGATCACCGAAGATTTACAAAAGGCGTTCGGCTCGGCGGCGGTGGAGGCGGTGACATTTACGCCTCAAACGAAATCCGATCTGGCCATGCGGACGCGGAAACTATTCGAGGACCACCGCGTGCGAATCCCGGTGGATAATAAAATCCGCAACGACCTGCATGGCGTCAAGAAGACCGTGACCAGCGCGGGCAATATCCGCTTTGACGCGGAACGTACCAAAGACGGCCACGCCGACCGATTCTGGGCATTGTCATTAGCCCTGATGGCGACGGATACCGGCGCCATTAAACCCAGCATAATCAATCTTTCAGGAGGCGATGAATTCGACGATGAAGCTGCTTAGCAATGTCAAATCGTTATTCACCGAACACATCGCCACCAAGGACTTCGCCCTGCGGCTCAGCCAGCTTGGGCAAATCTGGGATAAGGGACTGGACCTATTCAGCGGCAAAAAAGGCCGTCCCGCGAAACCCTACAGCCAGGTCGAATGGGTCTGGCTGTGCACAAACCTCCTGATCGATACCTGCAAGACGGTGCCTCTGATGCTGTCTAACGCCAACGATGAGATACTTGAAAGCGGGCCGCTCTACGACTTTGTTTACAGCAAAGACTTCTCAATGCTGTTTCAGGAGACGCTCGGATTCTACATCCTGTTCCGCGAGGTCTATTGGATCACGCTTGAATCCACTGGAAAATCCCCGACAAAAATCCTCATCGCCGGGCCGAATTCCTGCGAGCCGGTCACCGAGAAAGGCGTCGTCGTCGGCTACAGGCTGCATACCGCCGGCGGCCGGGATATCGGGCTGCTGCTCGAAGACGTCTTTGTCATCAAGAATTTCAATCCGGACGATCCTAATCACGGCGTCGGACCGCTCGTCGCCGGAACCATGGCCATCTCAACGGCGTATCAGGCGACGCAGTATAACGAGTCGCTACTTGCAAACGGCGCGCGGCTATCCGTCGGGCTGACCGTGCCGGCGGGCACGCAGCTCAAGCCCGAAGAGATCGAAAAACTCAAACGCGAATTTTCCTCCAAACAGGGCGGCGCGGCCAACGCGGGCAAAGTCCTGCTGATGACCGGCATCGACGATATCAAGACCTTCAGCCAGACGATGGCCGACCTGCAGATGGTGGACCTGAGCAAGTTTACCGCCGGCACGATCTGCTCGATGTTCGGCGTGCCGCCGGAAGTCGTCGGACTTAATTCCGAGGCGCAGTACGCCCACGGCCCCGCGACACAGCGATTGATCCTTTACGGCGTATCGCCGCTCCTGTCGGCCATCGCGGACGCCATCGACGAAGGCCTTATCCAGCGTTACGGCTATAAGTCGCTGAAAAACCAGTTTGTCGATTTCACAAAGTCGTTGAAATTCTTCGCTTCCCGATTTCCGCTGCGCTGCCGAAAGTCATGGCGACAGAAAAAAATCACCGCCGTAATGCGGGGACAGTCGATCTTCGCCTGGTTCGATATCGAGTCTCATCCGGCGATTCAGGAACTGATGCGGGATCAGATTTCGAAGATTTTGCCGCTGGCCGAAAAAGGCGTCCCCATGAATTTTCTGATCGACGCCTACGATATGCCGTTTGATACGACACAAATGCCGTGGGGCAACGAATGGTGGATTCCGATGGGGCAGGTTCCCGCCCGCTACATCCTCGAAGGCGGCATCGAAGCCCTCACCGGCCCGGCGATGCCGGAAGGCCAGACGGATGAAGAACCGGAAACCCCGCCGCAAAAGGCAACAGCCCAGAGTCCAGAGACCAGAGAAAAAGACAGTGAGAAGTCCGCACGCATCTGGCGCAAGTGGTCTGCCTCGTGGCTGCCCATCGAACAGCAGATGACGGAGTCCGTTCGCGGACTTCTGCGAGAACAATTCAAGGAACTTCGCGGCAAACTCGCGGAGGCCCTCGGCGAATCGAAATCGGTCAAGACTGATACAGACCAAATCGTCGCCCGCATCGTCTTCGATATTTCCACGGCCAATAAAAAAATCAAGGTTATCAACCATGTCTTTTTCGAGAAGGCGTCAAAACTCGGCATCGCGCAGACACTGACGGAAATTGAGGGCTTGAAGGCCGACGCCCTGCAGGCGGCCGTCAACCGCATTAAGGTATCGCCCGCCGTGCGAAGGGCGCTGGAAATATCCAGCACAAAGATCACGACGGTCAACGCGACGACGCAGGCCCGCGTCGCAAATCAACTTCGCATCGGCCTTGAAAAAGGCGAGGGACTGACGGACCTGACTAATCGCCTGTCGGACATCTTCGACCGTCCGCGCGCCGGACGCATCGCCCGCACGCAGGTCTCAGGCGGCGTATCGGCGGGCCGCAGCGCGGGGATGGTGGACGCGGGCGTCGAGAAAAAAGGCTGGCTCACCAGCCGCGATAAAAATGTCCGCGACGAGCATAAGGCCGCCGAACAGAATTACAAAGACGGCATCCCGATAAATGAGCCGTTTATCGTGGGCGGCGACCGCCTGATGTACCCGGCGGACCCGGCAGGCTCTGCCGCGATGATCGCCAACTGCCGCTGCCTGCAGGTCGCCGTCTTTGCCAAAGGCAAGGCGTTTGATTTGGACTTTTACGACCGACTGAAATTCGTCTCTTATGACGACATTAAATCTATTTTAAGCGAGGTTTAAATATGAAACTGCTGCATAAGCTATTATTGGCCGAATCCATCAAAGAAGCGGATCAAAAGACGCGACGCATCACCGCCGTAATTTCCAGCGAGGCGCTGGACCGGGACGACGAGATCGTTTCGGCCGCCGCGATGAAAAACGCGATGTCGGCGTTCATGAAAAACCCCGTTGTGCTGGCTTCGCATACGCACCGGCTTTCCGACGGGACATCGCCCGTTATCGGCAAGGTCGTCAAGTGGTGGCAGGAAAAAGACAAGACGCTGGCGGAGATCGAATTCGCCGATACGCCGCTGGGCATGGAATATTACATTCTTTACGCGGGCGGGTACCAGAAGGCCTTCTCGATCGGATTTCGCTCGGTCAAGCGATCCAGCCAGGTCATCGACGGAAAATCCATCGTTGTCCACGAAGAGGTCGAGGTGTATGAGCTTTCCGCCGTGGCGGTGCCGGCAAACCCGGAGGCGCTGACCAAGGCAATGCAGGACCAATTCGTAAAGTCCCTGCAGGCGATTGAAAAATCCATCGCCGATAAATTTGCCGATCTTAAATCGTTCCTGAAAGACGAAATCGAAGAGCAGTTTGACCGACTCAAACTGATTTTAATTGACAACGATAATCCCAACGGGTGCGGCGGTGATCCTCTCGGCGATCCCGATATCCCCCCCGTCGAGGCAACGAAGACCGGGAAATTGTTATGTGCAATCGCAAACGCTATTCAGAAAACGGAGTAAAATTTATGGAAAACTTACTCATTCCCACAGACGGTCTTAACGACAGCGAGCGCAAGACCGTCGCGGTGATTCAAACCGCGCTCGATCAGATGCGAAGAAATCCCGGCATCGGCACACGGGACGAATTAAAGACCTTCATCGACGAATCCGTCAAGGCCGACAAAGAAGCCCTGGCCGCCGCGCAGACGGAACTGACGGCCGTGAAATCCGAGGCCGAGGAAATGAAGGCCCTGACCGACCAGCTCCAGAGCCAGATGCGCCGGATGCAGGCTAATAACTTCGCCACTCTCAAAGGCGAAGGCGGCCGCTATCACGGGCATTTCAGTTGCCCGGAAGAGGCCAAGATGTTCGGCCTGCTCCTGATGGGACAGAGCCTTGAAACATGCAAACACCTCCCCGAATTAGGCGCAAAGTACGCTCGCGTAATGAAGGCCATCGAAAAGACGGGCCATGAACTGGTCTATGTCAAGGAATCGACAGGGGAACGCATCCAGAAGGCCAGCACTACGGTGTCTCAGGCGTCCGGGTCGCTTCTGGTGACATCGGAAATGGTTCCCAGCCTGATCACCCTGTTCGAGCAATACGGCGTGTTTGAGGCGGATGCAGCGCCGCTGCCGATGGGCGCAAGTTCCGCCTGGCAGCCGAAAATGGACGCCCTGATGACGTTGTATTGTCCCGGCGAAGGCGGGGCGATCACCGTGACGGATCCGACGGTCAACGGCGTAACGCTGACTCCGCGATCCGTGCTCGGCTTGATTGCCTACTCGATGGAGCTGGACGAAGATTCAGCCATCGCCCTGGCGGAACTGTACGGGGCCTGGATTGCAGCCTCTTACGGCTACTATATCGACCTGATCGGATTCCTCGGCGACGGGACCAGCACGTACTTCTCGATGACCGGCGTGGCCGGCGCGATGCGGGCGGTCGATTCGACTATCTCCAGCATCAAAGGCGTCGTCGTCGGCAGCGGCAACGCCTACAGCGAATTAGTCTATGGCGATTTTGAGGCGATGGCCGGAAAACTACCGCAATTCGCCGACAACGAACGGACACGGGCCTATATGCACAAATACTTCTATTACACCGTGTTTGTGCGCGCGGCCCTTGCCGCCGGAACGGGCCATGCCCAGGAAGTGATCCTCGGCTCCGCGCAGCGGCAAAAGCAGATGCTCGGCTACCCGGTGCGATTCACGCAGGTGATGCCGAAGGCCGAAGCCAACAGCCAGCATGTTGTGACGCTCGGCGACCTGTGGCTCGGCGCCAAGTTCGGCACACGCGGCGCAATGGAAATCGCCCAATCCGACCAGAGGTACTTCGACCAGAGACTCATTGCCGTCAGAACCTGCCGCCGTATGGCCATCAATGCCCACGGCGTCGGCGATACGAGCAAGGAAGGCCCGCTGATCGCGTTGTACACGGCCGCTTCGTAAACGATGCCCTGTTGAGGCCTGCGACATGCCTGCCCCGCGATAAGGCGGGGCAGGCAATGTAAACAAACTAACTGTTTTTTAATGGAGAAAAAAATGAAATCGATATTGACCCATATCAAAGGAGGCATCCTGCTTCCGCCGCAGCTAAAGAACAACGGCGCCGCAGCGGCCAATACGTATATTGACTGCGCCGGTCTGGCCGGGGTTCTTGTTCTTGGCTGCGTAGGCACAACCGACGCCGCCCTGGGATCGACGGCATCCTCAACGCCGCCGTATCTGGAAGAGTGCAACACCACCGATGGCAGCTACACCAAGATCCCCAGTTCCGATCTGGCTGCTGTTATCTCGGCGACCGATGATACCAAGCTGTTCGGCTGGTTTGTGGACCGCACGGTCGGCGTCCGCAAACGGTATCTGGAAGTCAACGCGCCAACGCTGGCCAACGGGACGACCGGGGCCAACCTGGTGATCATCGCCATTGGATTTCCGTCGGCGCAGCTTCCCGTGACGGCGACCCAGATGGGACTCAAAGAGCTGATCTGTGTCTAAGGAATGATTGACGCGAAAGCCTGACCCAGGCTCGCCAGAGCAAGCCGCCCGTCATAACAGGGCGGGCGGCTTTTTAAGGAAACAGATGGCAAAGGTATTGATTGTAATTCCGTACTGGGATGTCGTGCATCCGATGACGCACGCGGCGGTGACGGTGATGGCGGTAGAACGCAGATCGCTTCCGCTGCTGGTCAAGGGACGGCCGATTGATTACGCGCGCAACAGCATCGTGCGAATCCTGAAGGCTCATCCGGACTATACGCATCTGTTCACGGTCGATCAGGATACCGAGCCGCCGCTGGATGCGCTGTCCCGACTGCTGGATTTGAATACGGAAATCGCCAGCGGCTGCTATCGGCTGCATACGCAGGAAGGTTTTAAGTGGGCAAGCCATGACTGCCGCGACGGAAAGTATTATCTGCAGAAGGAATTGCCCGACGCCAAACATCCATTTTGGGCCGACGCCGGCGGCGCGGGGTGTCTGCTGATCCGCCGGAGCGTGTTTGAGACGATTTCCTGGCCGTGGTTTCGATTTACGGAACATGAGAACGGATACCAGGAGAGCGAAGATGTGTACTTTTTTAAGAAATGCAACGCCGCAGGGCTGCGGGTGCGGTTTGACCCGAAAGTGCTTTGCGTGCACCACAAGGAAATAGGACTTTAACTTTTTTTGAAAGGACAAAGCAATGTTAGTCGTACTTGAAAAAACCTATCGCGGCGCTCATGGGCTGTTTATTGCTGGCCACCCGTATGAGCTGACAAAAACACAATTAGACGCGATTGCCGACGAGGCCGCCCTGCAGCGGAAAGAATTCAATTATCGCGTCGTCAAAAACAGCGAGGAGGTTAACCGTGCGTCGAAGAAAAAGCGGCAGACGACGCCGGCGAATAAGCAGCTTCACGGCGAAACGGAAACAAAGTAGAAAAAGACAAGAGACGAGAGTTAAGAGTCAAGAGGTAATTTCTTCTCTCTGGTCTCTGGACCCTGGACTATAGACTATGTTGTGTTTAATTACGGACATCAAGACGCGGCTGGGCATCGGCGCTGAATTCGACACGATACTGACCGCCATTGTCGCAGGCACTACGGGCCTGTTCGAGGCGTTCTGCAACCGCAAACTGATTCTGCCGGCGGCAAACGTGACGGAATACCTGCCGGGAGGCGGCGAGTTTATCCAGCTTCGCTGCTACCCCATCGTGTCCATTACGACGCTCAAAGAGACTTATGGCGATTTCGATTTCACCAACGCCACGGCCTTAGTCGCCAATACGGACTACCGCATCGTCGCCGGCGGCATGACGGGCATCATCCAGCGGATGTACACCGCCTTTCCGGACGGCCTTGACGCCGTGCAGGCGGTCTATAAGGGCGGCTACGTGGCCAGCGGGACATCGCCCTCGACCGGCGAGACGGCGGTCCCGGCGGACCTGAAAGAACTGGCAATATTGCAATGCTGCCACCTGTTTAAGCGACGCGATGATATCGGCCTATCGAGCGTCTCGGCGATGGGCGGCAACGTCAGCGTCTTCGCCGAATTGGACCTGCTGCCGTTAGTCAAAGACGGACTGCGGCGCGGCGGACACATGAGGCTGGCAATATGAAACCGCAGAAAAATATATTAACCACAGATTAACGCAGATAGACACGGATTTATAAAAACAAAATAAATGATCTGTGAAAATCAGTGGTTAAAAAAAAAGCAAAATCGGTGGTTTCGAGGTTTTATTTATGATGATCAGTTTAGAACTTGGTCCTGAATTTCAAGCCACGCTGGCCTCGATGACCGGCATGGGCGACCGTGTCGCTGCCGCCACGTCGCGGGGCCTGGGCCGCGCCGTCAAGTTCGCCGCTGACCATGTCGGCGAAAATTTCATTACGGGACAGCTTTTGAAGGCCCGCAGCGGAAACCTTCGCCGCGCCGTCCAGGGCTGGAAGGAATCGGATTTCGAGGGCGTTGTCGGCGTCAAGCCCGGCTCCGCCGTCGAAAGCTATAAATGGCTTTTAGGCAGTGAGACCAAGACGATCACGCCGACACACGGGAGGTTTCTGGCGATCCCTATTGGCGACGCCAAAACAGGCGTGGGCGTTTTGAAGTCTAAATATTCCGGCGGCCTGCGCAATATCGCGGGCGGGTTTTTCTTTAAAAGCAAAGCAGGCAATCTTCTATTTGCCGTCCGTTACGGGAAAACATCCCGAAGCGCAATCCATCCGCTGTTTGTATTGAAAGAATCTGTCACGGTCAAAGGCTCGGATGCCTTAGCCAAAGGCGTTATCGACGCCAAAGACGGAATGACGCAGCGGATTGAAGATAATATCGCAAAGGCAATATCGTAAGGAAAATCCGAAGCACGAAATCCGAAATCCGAAACAAATTCAAAATTCAAAATTGAGGAATAAGAAATGAAACGAGCAATGATAGTTTTTTTGGGTTTGGTTTTGATGTCGGTTCTTTTGTTTGCCGACACCAAAGAAGATTTGTCGGAACAAAAAACAGCAATCACCGCAAAGATTTCAGTTCTTGAAACGAAAGAAGGCATGGCAGCGTTTGTCGCTGAGAAAATTGCCGCGATTGACGCGGTTCGGGCAAAATTGAAACCCAAGCCCGTCGCTAAAAATCAAGTCTCGATGCTTGATTTTCTCGGCTTGATTAAAACGGGCATCGTTAAAGACCCGAACAGTTTTGTCGCCCGTGAAGTGAAAAGGCTGACGGCTGAATCAGCGAGCCTTGCGGTTGTTTTGACAGAACCCAACGCCATAGAAAAGCCGATTGAGGTAAAACCAAAATGAAAAAAATAGCCCTTTTATTCATACTGCTTCTTTCGAGTATTTGCTTTGCAGCTCTGCCTAATCTTGTCCGGATTTCCGGATGCCCCGCACCGTTTGACGGCTTCAATCAGCTTTATTATAATGGAAATGAGACTATCTATATTGGGCTTAATGGGAATTATACGGTTGAGTTCAGGACAGGGAAGTGGGCATTGCTGCGGCAATTTGGAGATGGTTTTGTGGAGATTGGCATTTACAGTAATGCGTGCGCGTCGTCAGTTTCTCCAACCGATGCCGTCTGGGACAATGTTGGAAACAGGGCGTTTGCCTATACTACGTCTGTTGAGGTATCTGGTTGTACAGGTGATTTTGCCGGTGCTAATCAAGCTTATGCAGGTACGGTATCTACAAGTTTTATCGGCGAGACTAACTCAGACCTTTCTTTTAAGTATGAATTCAATGAAGGCGGTGACACTTCCTGGCATTTGTGGGATGATAACGAAACGTGGGCACTTATTTATCAGACGACTCCGGTTTGGAACTTACTTGGCACGGCGTGGACGGAATGTAGTGAGTGCGGAACTCCCGTTGTTATGCCAGAAAACACGGCACTTTCTTTTGTCCCCGTACTTGAGAGTATTGATGTTGCAATCAATGAGGCCGACGAGCTACAGGCCATTGGCACAAACGAAACTACCCTTGCCGGTAATTATGTTCAGACGGCAAATATAGATTTAACAAGCATTGCGAACTTTGTTCCGATAGGCGATAATACCACAAAATTCAGCGGTACTTACGATGGTGGAAATTATACTATATCAAACCTTGTCATAAACAGAAACACGACAGATTATATTGGGCTGTTCGGATATATCACAAACGCCGCCGCCTGCGGTTTGTCGAATGTTCGGCTTATCGGTGCAACTATCACCGGGCAGGATTATACCGGAGCATTGGTTGGCCTATGCTATGGCTCGCTGAATAATTGTTATGTTAAAAACGTCACGGTGACGGGACGGGATTATACGGGAGGCACTTGGGGAGTTTGCAGTCCAAATTTAACATTTAATAATGTCGCAAAAAATGTGACGCTTGAAAATGCGGCCGTCACCGGCAGAAGTTTAAGTGGTATTTTTTGCGGGCAGGTCGCATATACGGCGGAAAACTGTTCCGCCATTGGCACAAATTCACTTTCTGTGCTTACGCACACAGACCTTAGGGTGGACGGAGGTTTTGGTGCAACGGTTAATCTTGGCACGTTCAAAAAATGTTCTGTTGTAGGTACAATTTCCGTAGCCGCTCCATCCGCTGGAAAGGAAACAAACATTGGTGGTTTCGGCGGCAGGGCAAATGGAGCAACTTATGAAGATTGTTATGCCCGCGTGACGATTACTCCAACAGGCAACTGGGCAAGCGCTGGAGCTACTTATCTTGGCGATTTTACCGGCAGACCTGTTTCAGCACTATCTACGTGGCGTCGTTGTTATGCGGTTGGGAATCAGAATAAATTATTCGGCACGACTTTGGTTGCAAACAGCGTGGTGGAATCCTGCCTTTATGAAGGCACGGATACAGACCAAGGAGCGATAGGCAAGACGACGGCGGAGATGAAAACACCGTCAACTTATTCGGGGTGGAATTTTGCGAATATATGGAGAATATCTTCATCGGAGAATAATGGGTATCCTTATTTTGGTTTTCGTTCGGGTGGGATTCTTGGCGCAGGAATGTACGACTCTTTTGGGAATGTTGTAGGACAGAATTCTATTGGCACGCTTGGCCCGAAATTTCCCAATACTCTCGGTAATTTAGAATGACACATTTTTTTTTGGAGAAAACCATGAAAAAGAAATACGGTAAATTTACAGCGAGTGTTTTAATCGTACTGGTCTTTGCTGCGGCGTGGATCGGCTACACAGTCACGCAGGCGTGGGCGGCGCCGACGACGGCTTCGACGATGCCGACGGCGCATCCGGACATTAAGACGGCGTCGCTGGTGTATATCACAATCTATTCGGACGACGCCGCGTATGTCTATGATACGACCGCCAACAGCAATACGGGCGGGTTTGTAGCAATCGCCTCGGTGACATACGCCAACGCGGCGATCACAGTGCCGGTCAATACGGACTTTTATGTTGGGCAGGTCAAGATTCCAACCAATATTCGCAGCAAACGAATCTTTATTCGCGGTTATGCCTCGGCCGACGCAACGGCGGATAAGAACGACACGCAGATATTCGCGTGGATGTGCTACTTTGACGCCAATGGATGGACGCGATGGCCGGGCGCGGATGTGTACGCGTTTTGATTACGGATTTATTAAAAAAAGGGAAGCGATAAAATGAGCGGAGCGATTGCATCCGGTTTACTGGGGAGTTTGCCATGACAGCCGCCCCAGTTATCACCGCCATCACCGAGGCCTCCGGCGTGGTCACACTGACTATCACACAGGCCGACGCTGCGCCGGTCGATGTCTATAGCCGCGCCGCCGGGGCGGCCCCGTGGACGCTCAGGGCTTCTAATCAGGCGGTCGCAAGCCCGATTGCGATAGCGGGCCTTACCGCCGGGACAACCTATGAATTTTACGCCGTCGCGATTAAAGAGGAGGTATCGTCGGCGCCGTCAAATATTCTGTATATCTATCTGCACGATTCGAATCTGCCGACGGTGTCGGAAATCGAACTGGCGGCGGCGGGCGTACTGAATCTTTTGGGCGTATTCAAGACGGCCGCGCGGTGGCTGCATCAGCTATCCGCGACGGAGGGCGGCCTGACCAACTTAGACAAACACGGCCCCTGCGCATTCGTCGGCGAGCAGCCGTCGATGAATATCGAACGCGAAGGCGGATTTACGCTGGACCGCAAGATCACCCTGGTGGTTATCCTCGCGCAGAAATCCATGACCAACGGAGGCGAGGCACGAACCGGCGACGCGACGACCGTTGGAACGCAGGAACTTCGGACGCTGGTGATCGCGGCGCTTGACCGATGGCACCCCGGAGCGGGATTTGACTGCGATGAATTTTTCTATAAAGGAGCGGAAGAAATAATCGATACGCCGAAACAGCACGGCGTCAAATTAGTCTTTGAGGCCAAATGGCTTGTCAATTAAAACGCATTTAAACGGAGTATAAAAATGGCTTACGAAAAAACAGCAGGACTCTTCGGAAACATCATTAACGGCGTCGATGAGGGCGGGCCGATGTCTATCGCCCTCGATGAGGGATATGACGAGCTGGTCGAATCCGGGCCGGACGGCTCCGAGGTGGCGATTGTGGACCGCGAATCGCAATTTGTTCGCGGCACCGTCACCACGCAGGACTGGGACACCGTGATCGCGCTGCTGAGCGGGACGCTCGGCACGTATGTATTCTACGAACGCAAATCCGGCGTCGCCGCCGCGACGGGCTATATCAAGCACACCATCACCGCGCCTGTCATCTGGGACGTATCGTTCAACTGGCAAAAGGGCCAGTGCGGCACGGTGACGTTCAAATTCGAGTGCCGATTCGTCACGGCGGCCGATGTCATCAGCACGGTTCACGCCATCACCGACTCGCAGGCCGCGCCATCCGATATCCTTCCGGATCACGGCGGCTATCGCGTCGTTACGGCGCTGCACGGGGCGCTGGCAATCTACGCGCTGAACTCCTTCAGCTTCCACATCGGCCTGAAATTAGCCAAGGCCTGCAACGACGGATGGAAGGGCTATGGCTCGGTCGATGCCGAGCTGATCGGCGGAACGACGCCGGATGGGTCGCTGTCGTGTCAGGATTCGTCCGTGGCGTCGTCAAAGATAAAGTCGAGCCAACTCCTCGAAGCCGCCCGCGCCAGCCTCGTACTGACCTGCAAGCAGTCCGGCGGGGCGGCTAATAAGGTCGTCACCATCGCCGGGGTGATATTCGCGACGGCATCGACGCAGATGAGCGGCGATATGGCACGCTATGCCGAAATGACGGCGAATTATCGCGTGTCAAACAGCATCGCGCTGCCGCTGACACTGGCCGGGACAAACAAGATCATCACGATCGCAGACGCGGCGTAAAAAAAGGAACCACGGAAAAACTAACCACAGATTAAAAAAAAGGTCTGTGTAAATCAGTGAAAATCAGTGGTTAAACAAAGGTGAAATCTGTGGTTTCAGGAATTAACTATGGCTGATAAAGACATCAATATACATGTCAGAGCGCCCGGCGCTGCCGAGACCAAGCAGCAGCTTGACAAGACGGCGGAAGGCGTGCGCGGAATGGGCGCATCCGTTGAGGGCGCCGGAAAAAAAACATCTGTAGCGTCCGCCGCCTTCTCTGGTTTTTTGCGTTTCTTTACGGCGGCCGGATTTATCGCTCTCCTGGCAAACACGGCCCGGAAAGTAACGGAGTTTTTTGACAACCTTCATCGCCGCGTCAATGAAGCCGTGAAGGACGCCGAAAATATGCGGCAGGCATACAGCGGTTTGTTTGAGGCGATGGGGGCCTATAGCGAGGCGGAACGAAAAAAGGTAGTCAAAGATGCTTTGTCCGTGATGTCGGAAACGATGACGCCGCAGGCCGCCGGAATCCCGAACATCGAAAGATACACGCGGCAATTTAAGGGACAGATGAGGCCCGACGATTATCAGGCGGGCCTCCGTAATGTTCTGAGCTATGCCGCACGTCACGGCGGCGCCGCCACGCCGGAATTGATAGATATGATGCGCGGCTACGGCATGACCACGGCCGCCCAGCAATCCGAATTCATGCGAACCGTCTCCGCCGGTTCCGTTGCCGCCGGGATGACGGACGAAGAGATTATTTCGGCGATGGGCCGCGCCGCCCCGTCCGCCCGCGCCATCGGAATGTCGCCGCAGGAGACGATTTCCACGATTTCCGCGTTGGCCGCCGGCGAAACCGGACGAAATAAAACCGCGATGCCGGCAATGGTGATCGAGGCGATGTCCGGCCCGAACGCCGACGCCTTAAAAAAATACGGCGTTGCCGGCAAGACGCCGACTGAAATCAGCGAGAATGTAAGAAAAAAAATGCAGGGATTGTCCGCCGAGGATCGCTACAAGATGCTGTCTGATATTTATGGGGCGGGCGCGGTCAAGGGCGTCTATAAAATGATAACATCGGGAGCGCCGGCCATTGTGCCGGTATCCGAAGCCGCTGACAGGGCAGAACGCGAACAATACAATCAGACCCTTGAAGCGCAGGCAGCTCAGTCAGCAGCGGAAGCGGAAAAACAAAAACAGGATATCACGCCCTCTGAAGTATCGCAGGAAAACGTCAGTAAGATTGGAGAGCAGTATCAAAAAAACCTGCAGCGCCGCCATCCGATTCGCCAATTCTGGCGTGAAATGTGGAGAACAAAGGAGTATGAAAAAGAAAACGCGGCTTATCGTCTGTGGCTTGAAAATCTGACGCCTGCCGAAAAAGAATCCATCGACGCCGAAGTGACTCGCCGCAGGGGGTTTGCAGGGAAAACGGTCTTGCGCTCGCTGTCGTTAAGACCGTCTGTGGGAATGAGTAAGTTTTACATAAATTTTACTCCGTTTCTCGCTCCGGCTCAAGTTTTCTATGGCAATGAAGAACAATATTACGATGAATTATTGACGCCACAGCAGCGTCAACAGCAGGTAATCCGGGCAAACCAGCGACAGACAGATACAGACGGCTCTGTCAATATCACCCACAACAATAACACCTACATCACTCAGACGCCGCCGGCGGCCCGGAGCCGGGTTGAACCGAATGATATAGGAGGCCGCTGATGTCTTACGCCTTCGCCACTGTCTTCGGCACGGAAATATCCGTCAACCCGAACCTCCGCCGCGTTGAGACGCAATACAACGGCTATGCCGGGGCTAACGGCGTGACGGGGATGCGACTCGGCCATCGCGGCTATCCATTGGTCGTGACGGGCATTGTACGCTATACGTCATCGACCTACGCCGCCGCGCGGCTTGGACTGCTGACGGCCATCAATTCGACCGACGCGACGTATAGCGAAGATGTCGAGGCCAACTGGACCTACGGCTCAGAGACCTATTACAACCTGGTCTATGACCACATGGAGCTTGTGCCGTTTGGTGCCCCGGACGGCACGCTGAAAACCATCCGCTGGACGGGCGCGGCCTGTTATGCGAGGTTTATTGTCTTTTTCAGAAATTTATCAGACGTGACGTAAAAAAAAGGAACCACAGATTAACACAGAAAAACACAGATTAAAAAAAGGTCAGTGTAAATCAGTGAAAATCTGTGGTTAAAGGATTTTGAGTGTCTCGAACAGACGATAAAAATTTAATGCGAATTGCCAAATTCATTTTGGCCGAGTACCGCGAGTGCGGCCGCGACGGCGTTGTCGGCGACTGGACCACGCTGCCTAACGCCAAGGTGCTCGATATCACACTGCGCGACGGCGGCGAGCATAACACCGCCGATATCGATATATCCGACACCCGATGGAACGCCACACGCGGCGTATCGTGGGGTTATCAGGTACGCCTCCGCTACAGCTCTACTGTTCTGTTTCAGGGCTTCATCACGAACTTCAAGAGCGGCTATTCCTCCGCCGTCGCGACGGACCCGCAATCGCCGCCGTCGGCGAAAGAAGGCGTCCAAATCCACTGCAAGGATTACCGCTGGCTGTACAATCGATGTTCGCCCGTCAACGGACAGGTGGCGCGCGGCATCGATGATTATAACAACGACGAGAAGCTGGATTCTGCGACATTCATGTCCGGACGCCGCTGCGTCTTTAACCCATCCGGGATGTTCAATATGGACCCGGATATCGTGACATTCGGGGAAGGCTGGGGCGCATTCGAAGATTCGTTTGCGTCTTATGTTTTCGGCAACGCATCAAAGACCGGCACACCGTGGACGGCGGGAGCGGCGATCAACTTTCTGCTTAGCCCGCTTTGCAACCAGATTCCGGCGCTGCTTTCCATCGACAACCCGCTCGACCTTCCCGGCCTGACCCACGCGGATTTTTCAACCATCCTCAATAATATTCTCGTCAATAACCTAAACGTCGTCGATGCCGTCTCCCTCATCTGCGACAATATCGGCTGGACCTTCCGCGAGCAATACACGATGGATGGCCCGCTGTGGGTCTTTTATAAGTCCGGCATGGCGACGGGGACAACGCGGGTCTATATCGAATCCGGCTACAATCCCTGCGTCCTGCATTCGCTCCACGCCCCGGCCGTCGGTGAGGATATCGACAAAGCCATCCAGACGGACGGCAAGAAGATGGTGATGGCTCTGGACTTGACCGAAGATATCGACCCTGTCATCAATCAGCCCTGGGGCCTTGGCGCACCGCATCAATTCGAGATCACCGCCGAACTGGTGCCCGCCTGGGAGGACGCCGACCTGCACATCGCGGCCGCCGTGGCGGATTTATACAAAACCGAATCGGAACTGCAGGATGAATCCGACCCGGACAGCTTTGACTTCTATAAATATCACCACGCCCTCGGCAGCGACTTCCTCCGCGATGTCGGCCGCAAGTTCGCCCTTAATGAGAGCGGCAAATATACCGACGACGAGACGTATGACCGCGGGGCATTGTTTGATTTTACGACCGTCGGCATCCCGACGGGGTATCTCGTTTCCGGCGGAAAGAAACTTTACGGCCCGTTTAACAGGCGATTTCTGCCCTGTTTAACGTTCGATAAAGACAGCGTTAATTCCGTCGGCATCCGGCTGCAATGGTCCTGCGACGCCGGGACCACATGGCAGGAACTGGATTGCCCGGTGGAAATACTTGAAGGCGAGGCGGCTGTTCGATTGATGATCCCAAACCTTGCCGAAATCGTGGATAAGAAGAAAGGCCTGATCGCCGCCGGCGACTATGCGGGCACGGAGATTAATTTCTTTACGGCACTGGCCGACGACATTCATAATGCCCGCGTCTTCAAGACGGGCGGATGGAATACCCGCGTCCGCATCACCGCGACGGTCGAAATGGACCAGCGGAACGGACATAAGAACGATACCGTGTACGCCGGCTCTCCTTATGTGCAGGCGAAATGCTTTGATTTCGCGGACCGATACACGCTGCAGAAACGCTGCTCATCGAGCACGTATTATGGCGGCGACTTGCCAACGTGGGACACGGACGAGAGCGACAAGCTCCTTGCGCAGATGGAACTGATTCGCAAAGCCAACGAAGATATGGCGATTCACGGACAGGTCGTCCTTGACAGGCTGTGGATTGACGGGACGAACCCGCCGACGTTTGCTCTCGGCGACGGGATCACCGGCTTTACCGGACGGGATTATCCGCTGGGCCAGACGCTTGGCAGCCGAACGGTCTATCCGGAGCTTGTGCAGATTCAGTATCTGGTTCAAAGTCAAAAGATGATTCTATTGCTGCGCGACCCGCGATTGAGCATCCAAACCCGCGATAGCACGCACAAGAGAGGCCGCCGAGAATGAAGAAAGCCAAAGAGAGATTCAAACAATACTATGCCTCGCAGTTTCGCCAGGCATCAAATAAACTGCTGGACCTGACGCTTGCCAGGCTGGATTATCCCGACTTCGATCCGGACCGTGCCGAATTGATCACGCGGCGGATGATCGCCGCCGGACGCCTGGCATTTGATACGCCTGACCGCCCGGCCAGAGGAATCTGCGTATAACAAAAGATGTTGACGGAAGAAACAGGGCTTGGATAATAGGCGACATGAGGAATGGACATTGGATCGGAATCGGAATTGTGCTGCTGTTTTATGCGGTCAAATATGGACTGAAACGGTGGCTTAAATAAAACATTTTTTTTGTTTTAAATGTGATTTATAGAGATTTTAAGTCCGCATAGGCGATGTTTATTATCGCTGGCGGAGTTTCTTTGCGCGTAGGGTTATTCTCATCTTCTTTCGCAAATTCTCATTTCATCTTTCGCACTACACTGACATTTGTGTTTCCTTTC